CGACCCGTAGGTGTGGATCGGGTCGAGCGCCGCGCCGCCCGCGACGTGACGGACGCGGTAGTACACCGAGTCCGTGTCGAAGTCGCCCTCACCGGGGTCGACGTCGCCGCCGCCGACTCGCTTGCCGGTGTTCGACGCGACCCGGAGGTCCGGGGTGTCGAAGCCGGCGAGACGCGCGACCGCGAGGGCGGGGCGCGCGCTGCGCGGGTCGGGCAGCAGGAACCACGCGAGCCCGACCAGGAGCGGGTTCACGACGAGGCGAACCTTGCCCTTGAGCGGGTTCGGCTCGTCCACCGACTTGGAGCCGGAGGTCGTGCGCACCATCGTGGCGTTGAGGATGCGCTCGGCGGTGAACTGCAGCGCCGGACCCACCATGAGCACGATGCCGCCGCCGACAGGCAGCAGGTTGCCCTCGTCGTCGCGGCGAGTGCTGATCGACTCGATGCCGGCCTGCACGGCGGCCGACGTGAGCGCGGCGGTCGAGCTGTTGTCGAACGCCGCGTAGCCGAGCGCCCCGGCCGCGGTCGCGTCGTAGCTCTTGAAGTACGACGCGAGCGGCGCACCGGTCGAGCTGGTGACGAGGGCCTCGAGGGCGGCGTAGTCCTCCGTCAGGCTGGCGGCCTCGGCGAAGCGGCCGGGGATCTGGCGCAGCTCGTCGATGTCGTCGTTGATCGACGCCTCCCACGAGTAGCCGAACCGGCGACCGAACTTCTTGACGGAGATGGAGAACTCGTTCGTCGAGTGCTCGGCGCCCGGGTACTCCGTGCGCTCCGGCACCAGGTCGAGGCGGGTGCGGCCGCCCATGATGTCGATGAGCTTCTTCGGCTTGAAGTTGCGCACCGTGCTGGGCGTGGCGTACTCGGTCCACGTCTTCGCCTGGTCGCCGTACGAGGCGAGAAGCTCCCGGTCGAGCAGGTCGCCGGTCGCGGAGACGAACAGGTCGCTCGTGGTGAGCGCCTCGTTGACGAGCAGGGCCGCGAGGCGGTCGCCGCCCCACGCCTTGCCCCAGAGCTCGGACGCCTCGGCGAGGGCCTTGGCGCGGGCCGGGGTGAGGCGCCGGTGCGCCTCGTTGGTGGTGCCCTTGAGGGCACCGTCCTCCGTGAGGCCGAAGGACTCGGCCAGCTGCAGGATGGTCATGGTCGAGCTCCTCAGTTGCTCAGGCGGACGGGGATGACTCCGGCGGTCGCGCCCTTGGTGGCGAGCGCGTAACCGAAGAGCTGGTTGGTGTTCGTCACGTTCACGGCGTGGCCGGTCGTGATGTACACCGGGTCACCGACGGCCGCGACGGCGCCCGTGACGGTGATGTTGTGGACGCCCTTGAGCATCACGGAGGCGAAGCCGTCGGCGTTGCCGCCCTCACCCTCGGCCGTCTGGGTGACGCCGTTGAGGCCGCCGATCTTGACGGGTGCCCCGGACGCGTGGTCCGCGGGGACCGGGAGGGACAGGTAGTCGCCGTCCTCGAACTTCGTGTTGGTCGCCATGGCTCAGGCCTCCTTGACCTGTCGGCCGAACGCGCCGGCGGCGGCCTTCTCGGCCTCCTTGACGACGTCCGAGCTGTTCTCGCTGATGGTGGAGCCGAAGCCGCGGATGCTGCCGGCGCCGGCCTCCTGCGCCTTCTCGGCGGCCGCGGTCTTCACGGTCTCCGTGTAGGCGGCCTCGTCGAGCTCGCCGGACTCGGTGACCGGGAGGCTGGCGAGCAGACCCCGGCGCTCGAGCGCGGTGAACGTGACGCTGGCCTCGCGGGCCTGGGCGTCGATGACGACGCCGGCGGCGTCGCGGTTGTCGCGGTCGCGCAGGTTGCGCTCGGCGACGTCGGCGCGCTGGTTGGCGGCGTCACGCTCGGCCTCGAGCGTGGGCACCCGGCCGGCGGCCTCGGTGAGGGACGCGTGCTGCGCCTCGTCCACCTGGATCTGTCCCATGTTGTCCTCCTCGGACTTGGGGGTGTGGGTGTTGGGCTGTCCGGCCGGTGCCGGGACATCTCGTGGGCCGCTTTCGGCGGCCTTGACGGGCACGTACTCGGTGCGGGCTCGTACCTCGACCCGCGAGGCGGGATCGATCGTGACGGCGCCGTCGTCGCCCATCTGGTAGCTCATCGCGTAGGTGCCGGCCTCGTCGGGCGTCTCCCACTCGAACCAGACGGTGGCGTCGTCGAAGTCACGGACCCAGACCCACGACTTCTCGCCGCCGAACTCCTCACGGAGCGCCTGCGCGAGAGCCTCGCGGGTGTCGTTCGCGGTCGCCTCCGAGACGCCGTGCGCGACAGCGCGCTCGACGACCGCTGCGGGCCGGGCGGACTCGAGCACGGCGAGGATGGATCCGCCGCGGCCGGCCTTCGTGACAAAGTCGACGGACTCGGCCTCGACGAGCTCGGACACGATGCGGCCCTTGCGACCCTCGGCCTCACCGGTGGTGACCTCCGCCAGCGCCCGGATCGAGACGCCGATCGCCTGCGCGAAGTTCTCGTCGGTGAGCATCTCGACGAACGGGCCGAAGACCTGCACCTCGGACGAGAGCCGCTCTCCGTCCCACGTCGCGTCCTCTGTGAGGACGGCGGCGAGGTCTCGGACGGACCGCTCGGGCCGGTCGTAGGCCTCGTGCTCGCCGGGGTGGTCGAGGAACATCTGGGTGCCGGCGGGGAACACCTTCGCGGCGGCGGCGTTCTCGAGGACCTTCGCGGAGTAGTAGCCGCTGGAGCCCCAGCCGGGGGTGATGAGGCCGACCTGTAGCCGCCCTGACTTGCCCGAGTCGGCCTCGGTCACGGCGACGGGCCGTGACTCTCGGATGCTCTTCGGCATGGTGTCGACCTCCTGGTCGTGGGACAGTTGACGGGTGCCTCAGGAGCAGCAGTGCCCTCAGTGCGGGCGAGAGACGGTGTCGGATACCGGCGGCGAATTCATCACCAAGGACGAGGACGGCAACGAGAAGTCCGCCCCAGTGCTGCTCTGCTCATCGTGCGGATGGTCGAGCGTGTCGAGCCGTTCATGAGCGCGGAGCCTGAGTGCGTTGAGCACGTCTGGTCGATGACCGGTGTGACCCTCGACAACGAGGGGTCACTCATCGAGTACGAGTGCACGCGTTGCGGCGCCCTGACGATGGAGACGCCGAGGGAGCTACGAGGCGAGGTCTGACACCGGGGTCGGCGCGAAACTGTCACGCCACCCGTCTGTAGCGCGCCGCCGGGACAGGTCGCCCCACGAGGCGTTGCCGTTGTCGAGCAGGTCCAGCCGGGCCTTGCCCATGATCGCGACCTGGTCAGCCTTCGGCAGCGCCCGGAACATGGTCTCCGCGTCGGGCAGCAGCGACTCCGGCTCGTCCATGTCGAACCCGAGCTCGCGCCACGACTTCGTGACCGGCAGCCGTGAGCAGCGGCCCTGCTGGTGGTCGAGCGGGCCAGCCTCGGTGACCGGGTGGCGGGTGCCGTGCTGTGCCCAGCAGGACGGGCAGGTGCGCTTGTCGAGGGCGCTGATCCACTCCCACCCGCCGAGCACGGCCGCATTCGCCTTGTCGGACTCGAGGCCAGCCTCGCGGTGAGCGTCGAGGATCTCGGTGCGGGCAATGACCTTCGCCCGGGTGAGGCCGCCGTCGAAGTCGCCCTGCACCCGGGACAGCATTCGGGAGGCGGCCTTGTTCGGGTTCTCGCCGACGAGGATGCCCCTTATGAGGCTGGACTTCATCGCCTGAGCAGCATTGGCGGACAGCGGCCGGGTCAGGGACGTGACCTGCTGGGTGGTGCGCTTCACGATCGCGGCCGCGGCCTTCGGGTCGACCTGCGCGAACGACGCGGTGAGCGTCGCCTGCGTGCCGGCCTGCGCGGGGTACTGCGAGGCGATGAGCTGCCGGTGGATGGTGTCGGTCAGGTCGACGACATCGGGCAGCACCTTGGTGATGGTGACGCCGGAGGTCTTCGCGAGGTCGTCGAGCGCGTCGCGGGTGAGCTCGAGCGCTCGGGCGGCTCGTTCGGCGCGGAGCACCTGGCGGCGGGTCGGCCACTTCCCGTCGTTGCCCATGCCGATCAGCTCGTCGATCGCGGCCTGCCATTCGGGGGCGATCTCGTTCCAGGCGGTGGCCCAGGCGCGGGTGAGTTCGGCGGTGGTGGCGTCGACGTTGCGGTCGATCTGGATGCGCATGCCGGCGAGAAGGCGGAGGGTGCGCTTCGAGATGGCCACGCGTCAGGCTTCCGGCGGGAGGTCCCCGCGGCTGATGGCGTCCATGGCCTTGCGGGCCGCGGCCGCGTCGTCCGGGTAGACGAAGTCGCCGTTCTCGTCGACGAGATCAGCGAGCACATCGTCGACATCCTCCACGTCGAGCGCGATCAGCAGCAGACGGGCCACCACGAGCGGCGGCAGCTTCTGCGTGCCGTCGGCCTCGACGATGGCCTTGACCAGCGTCTCGACCGGCACCTTGTCGATCTTCGGCCACGTGACCGTGACCGACCGCTCCTGCTCGCCTGCCAGCGCGACAACATCACGGCCGGTGACCCGGTCGATGCGGACGGTGCCCTTCAGCGGCCCCTGCGGCGCCTTGATGGCCTGGTCGATGACGTAGTCGAGGACGCGTCGCATCAGGTGCGCGTGCACAGCCTGCCTCGCGCGGACCACGAGCTGCAGCGGCTGGTCGAGCGTTTCCGCGGTCGCGCGCGCACCCGTGACGCCCGGGTCGGCCAAGAGCATCGTGACCGGGACGTCCGTTGCCGAGGCGACCATGGCGGCCAGAGGACGCCCAGAGCCGGAGTCGATGGTGGCGCCGGACTTGCCGATGGCCTCGAACTTCTGGTTCTCGCCCGTGACGACGGTCGCGCCGACTCCGGCGTCGCCGGTGGGCGCGGCCTCGAGACGGCCGCGGACGGTCGCGGAGTTGCGGCCGCGGGCGGTGGCGCGGAACGCGAACCTCGACAGGGCCTTGACGAGCCGGGCCCAATCCTCGAGGAAGTCCTTGTAGCCGAGCGCCCAGGGCAGCGCGGCGAGCAGGTCGGGGGCGCCCCACTTCGAGCCGTCGACGCGGTTGACCGCGGTGTGCACGACGGGCGTGAACCACTCGATGGTCTTGCCGTCGAGGGTTTTCGGCCGCTGCTTCGGGCGGTACCCGAGGGCCG